CCAACTGCAGTGCGCCCTCAGCATGGCCGGCGCCCTCTAACCCTTCACCCCCCACCCAACAACAATCCATGAAGCTCATCCTCGCCCTCCTCGCCGGTCTCGCCCTGGCGGCCTACAACCTCCTGCTGGCCGACGGCCCCAGCCTTCTCGAGATCATCGACAACCCCAAGTACTAACATGCCCGACGCCAACGCCCACGCCCCCGACATGCGTCCCTCCATCCGCAAGGCCCACCGCGACGACCCCGTGCGCAACGCCCTGGCCAACTTCTGCGAGAACCTCGACGGCGCCCAGTGGCTCCTCGCCGGCGGCTCCAAGGGGTCGGCCAAGGACGTCGTGAACAACGCCGTCAGCGACCTGACCGCCGTGCTCTCCGCCTCCGGCATCCGCGACCTGATCGTCGAGGTCAACGCGCTCGGCCGCATCGAGGCTTTCCTCGACTACAGCGACGACCTGGGCGACATCCGCCTGACCTACACCGCCCGCCAGCCCCTTGCCTAACCCACCCAACACCATGCCCACCCCCAACAAGCCCAAGGCCGAACTGGTCGCCGACAAGGCGATGGTCGAGCTGCTCACGCGCAAGGTCCACGCCTTCCGCACCGCCCCGCGTCCCTCCAAGGACGATTACACCTACATCCGGGGCCGAGGCTCCTATGCCCTCTACGGCATCGACCACGCCCGTGGCCAACTGGTCGTGCTGGCCAGCGAGCCCACGTCCAGCGACTTCAACCAGCAGGTCACCGCAAGGGTTAAGGCCGAAGCCTGCGCCCGGTACGATCAGGTGGTCGAGTACCGCAACCCCGGCACGGCCTTGAACCCCAAGGTTACCATCCTCTGCTGGAGGGCCGCCAAGTGAGCAACATCGGCAACCCCTCCCAAGAGGTGCAGACCCTCATCCAGGGCATTGCCTACGCCCGGGACCGCGTCATGCAGGGCGACTGGACGCCCAAGTACGCCAACGAGCAGGTGGCCCAGCAGGCCGCCGAGGCCGAGCAGATGCTGGTCTTCTTCGGGTGCACCGACGTGGACCTCTACGCCCACCTCTCCCCCTCCGGCCGTGCGCTGCTCAAGTGGCGCTACCGCGACAAGGACGGCGAGCTCTTCACCGGCAACCTCCACCCCACGTCGCAGTCGTGAAGCCCCTGCTCTTCCTGCTCGCGTCGGCCACGTGCCTGCCCGCGATCACTCCCGCCCAGGTTGACGCCATCATCCGGGTCGAGTCCGCCAACAACCCCCGCGCCATCGGCCGGCTGGGCGAGCGTGGCCTCTGCCAATTCTTCCCCGCAGCTTGGGCCGATACTTCCCGCTGGCGCCGCGCCCACGGCCTGCCCGTCTACTCCTACGACCTGGCCCTCGACCCCATCGCCGGCCACGAGTACGCCACCTCCTGGTTGACGTACAACGAGGAGCGCCTGACCAAGGCCCTCGGCCGCCGCCCGACGATCGGCGAAGTCTACGCCGCCCACCAACTCGGCTTCACGGGCTTCAAGGCGAAAGGGTTTGACCTCTCCCGCTGTCCGTCCATCACTCGCATCGTCGTTGCCCGATTGGCGAAAGCGACCCGCACCAAATGAACAAGCCTCTGCTCGTCGCCGTGGACCCCGGCGTTTCCGGCGCCATCGTCACCTTCCACGACAACCTCGGGCTGGAGTCGTACAACATGCCCGGCACCGACTGGGAGGTCTGCAAGCTGGTGGCCGACATCTCGACGAAGGCCAACAAGGTCGTCCTGTACCTGGAGGAGCCCCCGCTCTACGCGGGCCGCAACATCCCCGGCTCCGCCATCGGGAAACTGATGTGGAACACCGGCGTCCTCTACGGCGCCGCCGTGGCCTGCGGCTGGGAGGTCCACCGCGTCCGTCCCGCGATCTGGCAGAAGGCCCACCCCGTCGGCACCAAGGGCGACCTGACCACCACCGCCTGGAAGAACAAACTTAAGGCCCGGGCCGGCGAGCTCTTCGGCTCTGAGCTCAAGGTGACTCTGGCAAACGCAGATGCCCAGCTAATCCTAGACGCCGCCCGCCGTGGCGCCATCAACTAACTTTCCCACCTCTGAAACAACCCATCCCCGTCAACGAGCAGACCACGCAGTCCCTGGTCACTCCGCCCGTCCCCATCAAGGACACGCGCTACATCATCCTGCACGACGGCACTGTCGCCGCCCGCCTGAAGCCCCGCCGCAAGGGCAACATCAACTACTGGTCCCTCTCCGTGAACGGCCACCTCAAGGTGCTCAACCAGCAGAGCATCGACGACCTCGCCGCCGGCAAGTAAGCCTTTCCCTGCACCCATGAGCAAACAAGCCACCGACGCCAACGCGGACTTCGTCGCCGCCCTCAACGCGCTGGAGAACGTCAGCGCGAACAAGTCCAACCCGGCCTTCAAGGGGTCGAAGTATGTTTCCCTCGACCAGCTGCTGGACGCCGTGAAGCCTGTCCTGGCTAAGAACAACCTGGCCCTCTGCCAGTCCGTTGACACCACGGCCGACGGCCGGATCGGCGTGCAGACGTCCTTCCGCCACCGCGACGGCACTGTCTTCCCGGGCGGCATGCTCTTCATCCGGGCCGACGGCATGAGCCCCCAGCAGATCGGCGCCGCCCTGACCTACATTCGCCGGCAATCTGTCCAGACGGCCTGTTGCGTCTCCGTGGACGCCGACCTTGACGGGAACGGGCTCTCGGCCTCCCCCGCCATCAAAGCGCCTCAGGCGCCCAGCCAGACCCCTCAAACCATCCGCCCGTCGGGATACCTAGCCCACCCCGAGGCCGCCGTCCGCGTCCTGCAGCGCAAGGGCTGGCTCAAGGAAGGCCAGGGGCTGGCCGACCTGCTCCCCGAGCACCTCACCAGCATCGCCAACAACCCGGCCTTCAACGCGGCCGTCGCCAAGGAGGCCCAGTCGTGAGCGACTTTCTCACCCCCGGCGGCCAGCCCTTCGACCCGATCGGCGAGGCCATGAAGAACCTGGAGCGCATCAACGAGCTCGCCGCCGCCAAGGCCCGCATCGCCCAGCTTGAAGAGCGCAACGAGTTCATGCGCGAGGCCGGCGACCAACTCTGGTACGTCGTCCGCCACGCCCCGGACTGCACCGAGCAGGACATCATCGACGCCTGCCAACAGTGGGCCGACAAGCGCCGCCATGGCTGACATCCCCAAGTCCATCATCCGCCTCGCCGAGAAGGATGGGGTCTACCTCTACGGCCTCATGATCCTGCTGGACGGGGAAGCCTTCTGGGAATGCACCGCCGCGACGGCCAAGGGGCTGGAGACGACCATGCGGGCGTGGAAGGTCCACACCTACCCCACCCTCAAGCGTTCCCAGGTGCGCTACTTCGTGAAGTCTCCCGGCGACATCAAGGAGATCACCATCCCTTCCCGCACATGAGCCCCCAAGACTCCGCCCGCGCCAACCTCCAGCGCCTATCCTCCGAGGCCAACGCCCTGCAGTCCTACCTGCTGGCCTTCGTCACCCAGACCGACATCAACCGCATCGGCGAGGACCTCACCCGCCTGCGCGCCGTGCTGGCCGTCACCGACCTCAACCACATCGACGACGTCCACGACCTCGACGAGCTGCGCGAGCGCCTCAACTCCCTCCGCTCCGGCATCTCCGTGCTCCTGGTCTCCCTGCACAACATGCACGAGAAGGCCGAGGGCATGCACACCACCATGTCGGCGGTCGAGGACGCCGTGGACAACCCCGACGACACCCTCTAAACACCTTCAGGGGTCGCCCTGTGTTTCTGCCCGATTGGATCCGGGCATGTTCCATAGTTCACAGGGCACCCCTCCCCTTTCCACCCACCCAACAAACCCAACCATGCAGTCCCTACCCACCACCCAAGACATCGCCGCGAAGGCGTTCACCATCACCCGCACGGGCTACGACACCCTGACCGGATACCTCAACCAGACCATGGCCAAGGTGCTCCTCCGCTCGCCGGCGAAGTACAAGCACGCCCTGGCCAACCCCCCGAAGGCCACCGCCGCCCTCCGCGAAGGCATCATGACCCACGCCGCCGTCCTGCAGCCCGACCTGTTCGCGCGCTACAAGCCCGAGCCGGACGTGAAGAAGAACACCAAGGAAGGCAAGGCCGCCTACGAGTACTGGAAGACCACCCTCGCCGACACCGACCTGCCCTGCGACTGCGACGAGTACGACAACGCCCTGCACTACGCCGACGGCCTCCGCGCCGTGATGGCCGCCCACGGCATCCGCGT